AACTACTTGTAATTCTCAATAATAATTAGTATATTATAAATATGAAACCTCTAAATTTAGATAACAGTCCATGTAGTCCAATATCAAGTAATTGTGTGATTTGGCAGGGTCCGGATATTCCATGTATTAAACTTTGTAAAGGAGACACAGTATCTGATGTAGTTTACAAACTTGGTATGGAGCTTTGCAACATCATGGAGCTGTTAGATGTTAATGGATATGACTTGTCTTGTTTTGACTTAGCAAGTTGTAAACCTCAAAATATTCAAGAGTTAATTCAATTTTTAATTGAAAGAATTTGTGCATTAGAAGCTGCTAATGCTGCAGCTGCTGCAACACCAGCAGGTTCTGTTTTATTAAGATCTACTTCAGCAGATACACTTGTTACAGTAGCTCCTTGTTTTGTTGTAGGTACAACAACAGTAATGACCATTGCTGAGTATGCTCAAGCAATGGGAAATAGAATTTGTGGAATTATAGACCAAATAACAATTATTAATAATCAGTTAGATAATTTAAATATCAGAGTTACTGCGTTAGAAAGTGCTCCTTCACCATCATTTACTATTCCATCAATTGATGTAGATTGTACTTTATCTAATCCAACAGTAATTGCAGGAAATACTTATACAATTGATATTGTTCTTAATGCATTAGTTAATGATGATACTTATGGTTATTGTGCACTATTAACATCAACCGGTTTACCTTCAACTATTGCAAGTTCTGTATTAAGTCAGTGTATTGCAAATACATCACCAACACTAACAAATCCTCCAGTTCCGTTTGCAACTGAATATTTAGGTAGTTGGGTAAATACTCCAACTACTGTAGCAGATGCTATTACTAATATTTGGATTACTATTTGTGATATTTATAATTATTTATCTTTATTAACTTTTACTGGAGATACAACATCAACAATACAGTTAACTGTTTCTAGTGGACCAGCTCATACTTTTTCTGCAAAATTGTTAGACACGGGCTGGATAAATCTTGATGGTTTTGGATATTACTCAGGAACTACTGGTTCTATTTCTGTACCACAAGCAAGAAGAATTGGTAATGTAGTACATTTTAGAGGACTACTTGTTGTACCAATAGATGATGGTGCTGGTAATGTATTAGGATGGAATTATGGTTTTGGTCCTGCAGTTGATACTTATTATTTATCTAATGTCGTTACTCCAGCAACTGTTGGTGCTGGATCAGTAGTTTTATCAACAGCAGGTTCTATAACATTTAATCAAGGTAATTCGGTTATACCTACTTCAATAATGGCAGTAGGTGAACAATTTGATAATACTTATAGTACTAATTTTTTAATTGGTACAAGACCTATACAAATAGATAACTCTCCAGTAACAAGTAGCATTTTATCAGGATTGTTTAATATTTCAATTAGTTCTAATAAATTACTAAGCATATCTCTTCCTAAAAATGCTGAACAAAATGCTTTTTCAGGAACTTCTGCTTTTAATACATCACATTTAAACTATGCAGTATCACATGTAGTTGCTGGTGATAATGTTCCTGATTTTAATAATGCAAATACTAATATCAGTAGTAATACGGGTGCAGGCACTATTCCTTTAACAATGGAATTTACTTCAGCACTAACTTATCCGTTTACTTGTAATGCAAATGATGAGCAACAAGTTGCTGGATTTAGAATTGTACTTGATGGTTTAACTGCATACATAAATCCTTGTACTTCTGATATACCAACACCAATTGTTTGTCCTTAAATAAATTAAATTATGGCTACTAATACTTGTACAACTTGTGGATGCAAAAAATGTGGATGTGCGGATAATGCATTAACTACTCCACTACCATGCCCTACTCCAGCAGGATGCCCAACACCTTTAACATGTTCTGAAGTTTTTGATGCAGAATGTGTAGTATATACTGGGGATCCAATTCTTTGTGGGCAAGATGTAGTTGTGCCTACAGATACAAATATGGCAGAAGCACTTCAATTAATTGTTGCTTACTTCTGCGGATAATATAAAGTTGCAGTTTGTTGGTTTCTGTAACAACGGGTAGAACCCCTGCACTCGCGGGGGTTTTGCTTTTATTACTATATTTGTTAAACTCATTTATTTTTAGTATATTAAATAGTAAGGTATGAAGGAATTTAAAAAACCAGATTTAAAGGCTCCAAGGTATAGACCTAAAGCACATACAATTTTAAATAAAGAATTTTTTGAAAATTTTAAAAAAAAATTTCCTAAATACAAAGATATAGATGATAAAGAATTAAGAAAAATAATTAAAAGGTTTAACCAAATTGTATATCAAAATGTAATAGATACAAGAAATGGAGTTTCATTACCTGAACAACTTGGTTGGCTTTTTATTGGAACATGTCAGAAAAGCAAAAAAGAAAATATTGATTATTCAAAATCTAATAAATATGGAGTTGCAGTAACAAATAAAAATTGGGAAACAGATGGTAAACTGGCTAAAATATTTTTATCAAACTATGCACCAAAACACAAAATAAAGAATAGAGAATTTTGGGGGTTTGTTGCATGTAGAGAATTTAAAAGAGCTGTTGCAAAAGCATACGTAGAAAATTGGAATGTTTATTTACAAGTTTTACCAAAATCAAGAATTGACAAACTTTATGTTGCAAAAAAATATGTAGATTATATTAATCAATTAGATCAAGAAAAATTAAAAACTTATAATGAATTTGAACTATGACAACCATAGGAGAAGCTATATCAAGAGTTAGAAATACTTTAAAAGCTGTAAAGGAAGATCCTTTTTTGACTGATAGAGTTATTTACAGCTCACTAATTAAATATGGGCAGACTCTTTTAAAGAGAGAGGATAATGCATTTAGATTAATGAAAATTAGTTCTATTTTTCAAGTGTTACCTTATGTAGAACTTATTGATGTAGATAAAGTAGAAGCAGGTTGTTACGGTGTTTATACAGGATGTTATTTTAAAAGATCTAAAGATAAACTTCCTGGGATTTTAAATGGAACATTTGGTCCTATTATTCGTACTGTATCTTCAATAGATGGAAGCATAGAAATGTTCAGAACAGATCCAGGTACTTGGGTTTCTATGACTAAAACAACAACATTTAAATATAATACAAGAAAATATTTTTGGTATTTAAATGGTTACTTGTATGCGCCTAATATTGATTGGGAAGCAATTAAAGTTGAAGCAGTTTTTGAAGGCATATCAGATCCATGTAATCCTACTGAACAATGTGAAATTATACAAAATAAACAGTTGGGTATTCCAGAATATTTATTTTCTGAAGTTGAGCAATTTGTAATTAAAGAATTAACAATGACTATGCAAGTACCAACAGATGGCGCTGATGATAGTCAAAATATACTTAGATAATGGAAGTTTTAGAACCTTTATATAATGAATCATGTATTTATTGCATATTAAATTATGACAATGGTAAAATGTATTTTGGTTTAACAAAACATTTTAAAACAAGAGTAAGAGACCATGTAAACGATTTAAAAGCTATTAGACATGGCAATGACTATTTACAGAAAGCTTGGAATAAGAAACAAAAATTTGTTATATTCCCTGTTGAAAAATGTGAGGTAAATAATTTAGCAGAAAGAGAAATCTTTTGGATTGATTACCATAAAACATTCATAAGAAAAAATGGTTATAATTTAACACTTGGTGGTGAAGACTTATCTTGCATGACAAAGGAATCTTTAGAGAAAAGATCAAAAACACGTACTGGAAAAACAACAGCGCTAAAGGGTAGAAAACAATCAGCAGAATGGATTGAAGCAAGAATGTTAAAACTTAGAGGTCAAAAAAGAAATTATACACCTGAGCACATACAAGCCATTAAAGAAGCGATGTATAAAAATAAGGGTAAAAGAAAAAAAGGTAAAGCCGTTACTCTTATAAATTTAGTTACTCAAGATGTTATCTTGTTTGATAGTAAAAGAGAGGTAGAAGATTTTTTGGAATTAAAAAGGGATAGTTTAATTCATAAGTTTTATTACGGTAAACCAAGGAAAATCTTAAAAGAAATTATTTATAATAACTTTTTAATACAAAGATAAATGTTTAATTATACCCTTAAGTACAGAACCTTTGATCAACTTTTAGAAGATGTAACAGTTGACTTAAATACTTTTGCTCTTGAAAATATGATTGAGCCTCAACAGCTTATTAAGCTTACTAAAAAAATTAATTATGATTTAGGCTTAAGAATTAACCAACAAAAAGAAATAATACTAGAGGTTTGTCACGGTAAAGTAAAGTTACCTGATGATTTTTATACTTTTAATTTTGCATTTATTTGTGGTAATTATATTGAAAGATATGGTTATGATGCTAACTCTGGAGGAACAACTATTGTAGAAGTTCCATATCAAGAAGTACCATCTACTACAAATGTTTGTGCACCTCCAACTGTAAATTGTAGAACATGTAATTCACATCCATGTAACCAGACTGCGGCTTGTGACCTTAATTATCCTATAGTAGATCCAATACCTACAGAGTATGATCCTAATAACCCTTATGGTAATACATGTATTGCTCCAAGAGTTTTTATGAACTGTAAAGGAGAAAAATGGGAACTAGTACAAGTAATAAATAATACTGGTACAACTAGAATTTATACTGATCTTATTCCTTTAAGAATGAAAGCCAGTCAAGAAATAGAATGTGACTGCCCAAATCTTTATTATAATACTGCAAATCAAGGTTGGATTAAGGGTGGCTTTTTATTTACTACTTTTCAAACAGGAAAAGTGTATTTAAATTATCAAGGTCAAATGGAAGATGATCAAGGAAATTTAATGGTTCCTGATCATGATCTATTAAATGAATACTATGAGTATGCATTAAAATCAAGAATCTTTGAAAACTTATATTTAAATGGTGAAGATGTAGCACAAAGAATGCAGCTTATTGAACAAAGATTAAAGGTTGCAAGAAACCAAGCATTAAGCTTAGTTAATACACCAAACTTTAAAGAGATGGAAAAAATGTGGTGGACTAATAGAAAAGCTATGTACGGAAAATATTATACAATGTTTCAAAGTTATTCTCCTAATAATCCATATTACAGAAATGCAAGAAGCATCCAAGTTGTTTAGTTATGGCAAAAAAACAGGGCATACAAGATACAGGAAAAGTAACTACAAGT